AACAAATAACTGGGCTGTATTTCTTTAGCTGCTCTGAGTATTTCAAAAAATAAAGTTCCTCTAGTATCTTCAAATCCTCCTCTGTTCCCTGCAATACTGAAAGCTTGGCAAGGAAAGCCTCCACAGATGCAATCAACTTTTCCTCCGTACTTTCTCCACTCATCATTGGCAATTTCTGTAATATCACTTCCAATTAAATCTTCCTTTCCAAATATCGCTTCATAGCTTTTGTTAGCAAATTTATCTATTTCTACATGCCCTAAACAGATATGGCCTGCCTGTTCCATCCCTAACCTAAAACCTCCTATTCCGCTAAATAAATCTATAAATGTCATCTTACCTGCACCTCATTAAACAAATCATTTCCAATTCTTTTTTTTGCAATTTGTATATATTCCTGATTTAATTCTATCCCTATTCCACTTCTATTTAATTGTTTAGCTACTTTTAAAGTTGTTCCACTTCCTAAAAATAGATCTAATACAATTCCATTTTCAGGACATCCTGCAAGAATACATCTTCTAGCAAGTTCGTCTGGAAAAGTTGCAAAATGTGCTTCTGGTATACCCTTAGTTGCAATCTTCCATACCGTTCTCATATTTCTTCCTTTTTCATTGTATGCTGCTTTCCAGGGTTTATTTACTTCACGCATTCCTGTTCTACTTTCCCCAGCTCCAAGCATTTTCTTTTTTCCTGTGGGCATTATTCCATCTTTAAATGCTGTCAAAGTTTTTTCTGAAAATGCTTCATATTGTTTCTCAAAAAAATATTTCTCGTTTTTAGTAAAAAAATATATTTTTTCAAAGTTGTTAGTAAATCTATCTTTCACAGCTTCAGGAACCACATTTGGCTTATGCCAAATGATTTCATTTCTCAAAATCCAGCCCCTTTCAATCATTGCTATTGCAAATCTTTCAGGAATCATCATTTTTGATTTTCTTCTTATATCTGATTTTCTCCTAGTTTTTGCTTTTTGATTGTCAATATAATAATTTTTATTATTACTTCCTGATATAAATTTAGAATTTACATTTGAATAAGTATCTCCCATATTTATGAATACCGTTCCTGTATCTTTTAATACTCTCCAGCATTCATCAAAAATATCTAAAAGTTTTTTGATATATTCTTCTACTGTATCTTCCAAGCCTAATTGTCCCACAACTCCATAATCTCTTAATTGCCAATAAGGCGGAGATGTCACTATGCAGTCTATGCTTTTATCTTTTAGCAATTTTATTTTTTCAAATGCATCTCCATGTAATATTTCAATCATAATTCACTCCTATTTTTTTATTAATTCCATCAATTCAGGATTCTGATATTTATTTCCAATTACCCACTGACCATCCATAATTATATTTTCCTTCTCAATAATCGGAATATTATTCTTTTCAATCAGTTCCTGTGTTAATGACTTACATTCACTAATTTCATAATCATCATTTTCAAGAGTATAGCCGTCAATAATTTTAAATCCTTTTAGCATACAGTCATAATCCCTTTCACTGTCTCCAAAGCCAATCAATTGTAAGAAAGTACCATTCTCATTTGAAGATAACAGTATATCTCCCTCAAATATCATTTTACCTTTGCTATCTGTGCAATCTGTGTATTGCATTAATTCTACATATTCTACATCATTAGGTAACTTCTTAAATTGATTATTTTGAATAATGCTAATATGTTTACTGTCTAATCTGTAAACACCGTACATCTTATTTTCTAATTTTGACCATATTCTAAATTCAACATTATTCATTGTTTCCCTCCAGCAAATTTTTATTTTCATAAATGTTTCCAATAATTTCAAAGTAATTGTTAGCTGCTATTCTGTAAAGTGGGATTTCATTTTCGTATCTATCTTTTATCCCAAAACTTGCTTCAGTTTCAAGGAATTTCACAGGACTTACATGTTTTAATCTTCCATCGTAAGGAAAATTATATTTCAAGATATCTCCTTCATAGATTTCTTTTCCATTTCTATCTTGCAATCCTGTGAATTGTAATACCTCAATATCCATCTGAGGTAATATATAGATTTCTCCATAAAAATTTTCTATTGAATATAAATAACCATTATTATTTATTACAAAATCTAAATCTGGATTATCAGTTTCAATGAATTTTTTACCAATTTTACTCCATAGCCTAAACTTTATATCCCTATTCATTTTTTCCTCCTATATGTCAAAGCCCATTTTTTTAACACTTCCTCAAAACTTTACTTTTTTCAGACCCTTTTAGTTTACATCTTATAATATCTTCTTTTCTTCTTTTGTATATTCCCTTTTTCTTTTCTATTTTTCTAATCCTGCTTTGAACGCTCATGATTTATTCCTTCTTTCTTCCTTAAAGGCTCTGAAATGCCCAGGATAAACTTTTTTAAGTTCCTTTACCTCTTCTGCAGTTTTTATTTCAAATGGTTCAACGTAGATTTCCCTAAGTTTTGACATTAGTTTTTTTCTTCCTCCGCCTACTCCATGATCTACTCCAAGATGCCATTCCAGAGAAAGTGGAAGATAGGAGTTCCCAATTCCTTTATCAAACCTATATCCCCCTAAAGCTCCTGCTGATTTTGAAATATGTGCCAACTGGGCATTTGGCTTTCCGGTTATTACACATATCTTTTTTTTTAGCATCCAATAAACCCATTTCCGGTTATTCTGCTTTTTGTAAAGTTCATGAATTTGATTCCACATTGGAATTTCTTTATCCATGAAATAATCAAACAAGAAATTAGTAAACTCCACAGCTTCCTGATTTGTTACCAGCTTTAAAGCAAGACTGAAAGTCCCTTCTAGTTTGATTAACAGAAGCTGCATTTCTTCAATCACAAACTTCATTAATGAATCCAGGATTATTTTTGCTTTATTATTATTTGTATATTTCTTTTCAAGAACCTCAATTATCTTTTTTTCCAATTTTTCATTCAAATTTCTGAAAGGTTCATAATTTTCTAAGCTCTTTCCGCTCGATCTTATATACAGCTTTTTTAATTTTTCCTTTGCTTGAAATCTGAAATAATCTGAAATTCTTGGTTTCTCCTTACTGGATAAATTATTTATATCTTTATTTGCTAAATGATATGCAAAACAATCAATGAACCAGTATATAAGTTCCTGATTATCTCTACTCATCATTTTTACAGACATCAGTAAGGCCCCCTTATATTCCTAAAAGCTTTTTCCAAAATGGTTTTTTCTTTTCTTTATATTTCTCCATTTCTTTTGCCTTTTCAAACCATACAAAATTTCTTTCAGATATCAAAAACTCATTTTTTCTCTGTAGAAAATCAATGACACCTTCCAAAATTTCAATAATTTCTTTTTTTTGCTTTCTATCAACCAGTTTTATCTCACTGTTTAATAATTCATTTACTCCCTTGATGTTTATAAGATTATACTGATTTCCATTTACTCCATCCAACGGAAATTTTAGTATATTTTCTTTGCTGACTTTTTTATTGACTGTATTTTTACCATTTTTATATCCAAACAGATCTGTCACATCTTTGGCCAGCAAATAAATTTCATAGTTATATATTTTTCCTCTTACTGTTTTCCCTTTGTATTCAACGCTTTCTAAAAATTCTAAGCTCATTCTTTTTCCTCCATAATTTCTATTTTCGATAATATTTCTAAAACTTTTTCCAGTTCAGGATTTCTGAAGCCATAGCTTAGATAGTCAACCGGATTTTCATAATGATGTCTGTTTGCTTCTATGTGTTCTTTACAGGCCCTTTCAGTTAAGAAAGCATTCACATATACATGCTCATAATCTCCACCATAGCACTTTAAATTCAACGAATCATTGTCCAGTTTTTCTAATTTCAATGAATTGATTTCCTCAACATCTTCTGAATATTCTTCATCATAATCAGCAAGCAGGACATCTTTCAACTCTTCCAGTCCTTCATCATCATATATGTATATTCCAAGATTTTCTCCATCACGGACTGCTTCAAAATAGTTTCCATCTCCATCAATTGACGGAACAAATCTATCATGCTGTATCTGATAAAATCTTGGATTTGCAGTTATTCTGTTGTCCTGTGTATTAAGTTCATGTTTCAGTTCTTTCAGAAACTTTACATCTTCTGCTGTTAAATTATTTATTTTCATTCATTCTCCTTCTTCAAAGTCATCAAATCTTCAATGCTCACATTGTCTATGCAATGTTGCAATCTACTTTCAGGTATCATTCTGCTTCCCTGGTTGTATCCTTTTATTGATTCTCTATTTCTCTTCTTGTAATTACTTATTCTATTCATGAAATTACTTAATTCGACTATAGATGTAGTTTTAATTTCATGTAGATTTCCATTTTCATCCCATACCTGCCGATAATATAATCTGACTTTCATTAGTTTACCTTTTTCATTTTTTCAATAATTTTTATATTTTTCCCAATTTTTTCCTTCAATTCAGCTTTTTCTTTCTGCAATTCAAGCTCCATTTTTTCAATCTTTTTGAATCTTGCATTCATCTGCTTGTTTTCTTTTATAATCTCTTCCAGTTTTTTCACTTTCATTTCTGCTCTCCTATCATTTTGTGAGTATTTCCAATTAAGTTATTCTGCTGATTATTTACTCCTATGTCAGAATTTGTAATATATTTGATTTTCATTGTTCCATTTCCATTATCATGAAGGCCCAGGTAATTCTGACTGACATTTCTAGGAAGTTTCCAGTATGCTCCATAAATTTTTTCAAAATTATTGTATTTGAATAAATCCTCAAATTCATTCTGTTCCATAGCACATATTTTTTGCCATCCTCCAGCACTGTCTATCAATGCATGAATTCCTTTATCATCAAACTCAACACTTTGATAGATTCCATATTTCCTGATTGCAAATAATATTTTTTCCCTCGCCATCTGCATTCTTAAATTCATTAGCTCCTTTGTTTCTCCCAATGCATTTTCCCTTATTTCTGCAATCTTAGGCATTTTCTGAAAATTTCTTGTCCGGATTATTTCAACATATGCACTGTTAAGCTGCTCAACTGTCAGATCTTTCAAACCTAAAAAATATATACTTTTCATTTCTTTTGACATTACTGGCTCCGGATAATATTCCTGGTACTTCACAAAAGCTTGAGTAAATTCTTCTAATGTCATTGTAATCCCCAGCCTTTCAGAGTATCCATTACATCCTCTTCCGTCAGATCGATTTTTTTCCTTCCAGTTTTATCAGTTTTTATACCACTTGCTTTACTTTCATTTTTGTTTTTATATCCATCTTCCAGTAATTTTATGAACTTTCGTTCTTCAATAAAATCATCAAATGTCATCTGCCAGTTACTCGTTTTTCCCTGTAAGAAATCAGATTCTTTGATTTTTTCCAGAGCTTCAGTTATTTCTTCGATTGTATATTTTTTTAAAAGTACATCAATTTTTCGTTTACGTTTATCTGTTAACATTTTGATTTTTGATAAACCAAGTTCTTCTGCCATTTCATTCCAAATGACATATATATATTCTTTTTTATTTATTCTTATTAATTCATTCTTATTGTATTTATTCTTTATTGTGTCCCTTTTTGGTACTGGGGGTAGTGACATTTTGGTACTGGTGTAGTCCCTTTTTGGTACTGGGGGTAGTGACATTTTGGTACTGGTACCAGTCCCTTTTTGGTGTTGGTTTTCAATATTGAGATCAGTTAAAAAATATTTATTTGAAAAGCCATTTTCTTTTTCAACTTGTAATATCCCAATTTCAACAAGTTTTTTAAACGATCTCATGACAGATTTTTTATCAAGATTCATTTTTTTAGCCAGTATTTCCTGTGTTGCATAAAAATATATCTCACCATCTCCATTTATCCAGTTATTAGCAATTGACAATCTCCAATTTTCTAAACACAGCATATAGAGTTCTCTGTCAACCGGTTTTAAATCATATTCATATATTTTTTTAGGCATTTTATAAAAGTTGCTTTGTTCAATACTGTCGATTTTAACTCTCATTTTTCTCACCTTCCAAAAATTCTCTTACAATCTCAGATGTTTCTTCATTTTTCAGCATTGCTACAAATATTTCCTTACAGATTTCTGCATCATATTCACTTCCGTGCCATCTATTTTCATCAAGTTCTATTCCATAAAATTTTGCAGTTTCATTTAATCTTGGCCATTTATATCTTCCAAATTTCCCTGGAATTTTTAAAATGTCAATATTGCTTTCTTTTGTACAAAACTGATTTTTTAATTCAAACGGAATAAATTTTCTGTCAAATGATATATTGTGTGCTACAAAATGCTCTGTGTCCTTACAAAACTCTATAAAATCTCTATCTTTTTCAAAATATTTTGAGTATTTTATACCTGATTCCACTCTACGCCTTAGAATTTCCTCGTCTGTAAGTCCATTTACAGCAACAGCTTCTGCATTTATTTCCTCGCCCTCATTTCTGAAATAAAATCTGTTGAATTTTTCAATTTTTTTATAAGAGTTTAACTTTAAATCAATATCAATTTTTATTGCTGAGATTGATAAAACGGAACAGTTTTCCAGTCCGTTTGTCTCAGTGTCAAATATTATTACTTTCATTTCTCCTCCTAAAATGGAAAATCATCTTCATCTTCCATCATTTTCTTTCCTTCAGTTCCTTTTATTTCATATCTTCCTATTATTTTAGTTCCTTTTTCCTGTTCCTTTTTTTCTCTTATCCTATTTTCAATTTCAGAATTCTTTTCCCATAATTCATATGCTTTAAGTTCCTTTGAGTTCTCCATTATCTCCTTTACACTTCTTCCTGTTTCAGCATCATAAAATCCGTTCAGCCAGTATGTTTTTCTTTCTTTTATTTCACCAGTCTTGAGATTTAGCTCTTCTGAAATACCCTTATAAGTCAGGAATATTCCTATTTTCTTATTTTCCAGCATTTCAAATCTCTTTCTTCCAAATTCGTCTTCTACTGTTTCTAAATCATCATGCTTTACTTTCAATAAATATGTTAAATGATTTGCATGTCTCTCCATGTATTCCAACTTATTTCCCTTTTTATCAATGTAATAAATTGATACACGTGCTTTTCTTCCATCCTTAATTGTTCTGACAAGTAAAATTAATCCTTCCGTCTTATTGTTATCGGCAGGTTCTGCTTCAATAGCTTTTTCTATGATACATTCAAAACATCCACTTTCCTGAATCCACATTCCAGGAAAATTTTCTTCTGATAAATATTTTTCATTATTATTCCACATTTATTTTTTCCTCCTGTTTTTCCATGCAATGAAATTTTTATATTTTACAAATTTTACATCACATAAAGATATTTTATTTTTGTCTATTATTATAAAAGGATGTTTAATTTCAAAATTTTTAACATTGATATACTCAACTGAACCATACCCATATTCCAATAATAATCTTTTCATTTTTCTCCTTTTATGGTATAATTAGTTGTATTTGTTTTTAGTCGTTGTTGACTGCAACGGCTTTTTTTGTTTGCTTTTTCATTAATCCCACTTGCTTTCTTTGAAATATATCCATGTTAATATTATTAACAAAATCCATAATCCATAGCTCGTTATTATTACTTTTATGTCATTTTTCATTGCTCCTGACTGATTCAATATTAACGCTAACGCAAATATTGAATACCACAATAAAGTTTTTTTTGATTTAGTTATCATTTATTCTTCCTCCTAATTTTTTAAAGTTTTTCCAATCAATGCATCTAATATTGCCAAATTCTTTTCCGTTAATTGTTCTTTTTTTATCTTTGCAAACCACTTATCCCAGATTTCTTGACATTCTTTATCAAGTTTTTCCTTTAATTCAGAATTTTGTATATTATTTATAAGTTCATTTATTTTGAAAGCCCATCCAGTCATCAGTAAATCATTTTTTAAATTGTATTTTTCCTCCATTACTTTTTCTGCTACTTTTTTCATTTCTTTGATTGTCATCTTATAAAATTTGTCCTGATTGATTTTTTCCATTTTTCCTCCTATTTATTCTTTTATTCCATTTTTTCTGAGATAATCAGACATCTCATTTTCAGTTTCAAATATTTCTGATGCATCTTCATCATCTTCGTCATACCACTCGACGAAGTATTTCCCAAATCTCATGCTTTTCCCCCAGTCTTTTAAAAGACATTCTCTATTATGAATGTACTTATAATCTTTAGCCATTTCTCTCTCCTTTCTATTTTTATTGTCCTGCTTCTTCAATTTTATTTTTGACTATATCCATCGCTATATTATTTGCTAACGAATGAATAAGGCTTGTGACATCATCTCCATTGACGATTATCACAGGGAAATTTCCATATTTCATGTAATGCTCCACTGCTGCCCTTGGTATATGGTAATCCCAACCACCATTTGGCCTCAGCGGGCTAGGTGGAACCGTCTGTATTGCTGTTCCAAATTTATAGCCTTCCCTCTGCAGTCCAATTCTAACAGCGGATATTGACTTTTCAATATATTCAGAACATTCTTTTACAGTTAGAGTATTTTTCATCTTTATCACTCTTTCCTATTACTAGTTTTTGATTTAACTTTCTTTCAAGGTATAATAATGTTGCCACACATCTTATACGAAAGGAGGTATTTAAATTGAAACTTAAAGTAGTTCTTGTATCTCCATATAGTGATTTTAAAGCTCTTCAAATAAGATCTGGTGAATATCTTATACTGGAAACGTCTGAAGAACTAGAAATTGGAGATATAATTTCCATATCAGATACAGATATGGGACATGTTTCCTTTAATTATTTAGGTATGCTCTGCTATGGTACAAATCAAGATATTGTAAACAAAGCTGGACTTTCTAAATATTTTAAATAATTTGGTTATATACAAAGGTGTTCATCTTTATATAAAAATAAATTTAGTAAATTTGCACATCTTTGTATTATTTCAAAATCATTTTCATCTATTTTCACTATCAAAACTTCATGTATTTTATTGATTAATTTTTCTTCTGTTGTCTCATTTCTATATTTTGATGTTCTTGAAGCCGCCAAAATATTCATTACTCTTGTTATTTTTGTATAAGGAAAATTACAATCAGCAGTTTTTTCTTTGTGATATTCTCCATCCAAGTATTTTTTTATTTCTTCATAACATTTTTCTATTAACTTTTTTTCGCTATTCATTTTCTATCACTCCTTTTTTTGTTTTCTCTTCCTTTCAAGGTATAATAATGTTGCCACACATCATACGAAAGGAGGTGTTATTTATGGATTTCAAATTTTCAGAATCTGAAAACCAAATGTTTAAAGATTTAGCTGATATTTTTATGATTGAAAGAGCAGGTAAAATTATTAATGATAAAATATATGCTTTTTTCTGCTCTAACGAATATCCTTCCTCTATACAGACTATTGATTTTAAAGATATATCAGAAGAGGATATTTTGATTCATAAAGAAACTGGTAAAAAATATATTGTAACTGACGTAAAAATTCTCAAAACCTGTGTTATTGCAA